CTGTATCATGTGTAGTGCGTTCATTACTGTATTGCTTTCTTTGTTTGTTGTTCTTTCTCTATGTTGCTTGAGGGGGGACGGGTCTACCTCCGCTCCCCTACCCAACACAACCAACACGGAAGACTGAAAGGAAAGCATGAAAAAATTGGTAAAAAAAATTATTTGGTTGCAAAGTGTGTGTAATATTTTATGGTTTTGGCTGTATGGGAATAGCGAAGATATGGGACATTGATGGTGGTGAGTGGGTTGGGTTGCCAGAGGGAGTGGATGAGTTGGCTGGTTTATTGTGGAAGTTTGGGAGTGCTGGGGTGACGCCTCGCGCTCGTGAGGAGTATTTTTGGAAGGTGGTGGAATTGGCGTTTAACTGTGAGGGGAGTGTGTGCCGGGTGGTGAGGAATGGATGGGCGGATCGGATGGTGAGGGGGATGATTGGGGATGGAGGGAAGAAGGTGTTTGTGAGTTTGGTGGGGTCGTCGAGTAGTGGGAAGAGTCATTTGGCGGCGTTGTATGGGTTGGTGTCGTATTGGAGTCGTCCGCATGAGACCTGGTTTTTTGTGATGAGCACGACGAAGAGTGGTGCGAGGGGTCGGATATGGAAGAGTGTGACTGAGTTGTTTGCGCAGGCTCAGCGGCGTGGTTGTCCTGGGAAGTTGCTTGATTCGATTGGGGTGATTAAGGGTGTGAACAAGTTGGGGAATGTGAGTGGGAACAGTGGGATTAAGTTGTTGGCGGCAGGGAAGGCTGATGCTGATGAGGCGTGTAGGGAGTTGCTGGGGAACAAGAATCCGAATGTGATTGTGGCGGCGGATGAGTTGCCTGAGCTAGGCCAGAGTATTATTGAGACTGCCAACAATAATTTGAGCGTCAACGACAGATTGGCGTTTATTGGGATGGGGAACCCGAATCGGATCACTGATCCTTTGGGTGATTTGAGTGAGCCTATTGGTGGGTGGAAGAGTGTGAGTGAGGCTGATGAGGAGTGGAGAACGAAGTATGGGATGTGTTTGAGGTTTAATGCTGAGAAGAGTCCGCGCATTGTGGAGCCTGATGGTGAGAAGTATCATTGGATGCCTGATGCGGCGTATAACGAGCGTATTGCTGGAGGTCGTGGTGGGAAGAAGAGTCGCGGGTATTATCGGTATGTGAAGGCGTTCTGGTGTCCTGACGGAGCGCCCAATTCGATTTACGGCGAGGTTGAGGTAATGGAGAATGGCGGGATGGATGAGGAGCCTGTGTGGGATGGTGAGGTTGTAATGCTGTCTGCGCTTGACCCGGCGTTTGCTGGTGGAGGGCACCGGAACCAGGTTGCGATTGGGAAAGTTGGGAAGGTTGGCGGTTTGGACCGTCTTCATGTTTGCCATTATCAGGGGCTTGTTGAGGACATCACGGACAAGAAGACACCGTTGAGTCACCAGATTGTGCGGCAGTGGAGGGCATTGAGTGAGGAATGGGGGGTTATGCCTAGTGGTGCGATTATGGACGCTACTGGTTCAGGGATTAGCTTTGGCCACATTGTTGACGCGGAATGGTCGCCTCGGGTTCAGAAGGTGAATTTCCAGAGTGTTCCAAGTGATCGGCAGGGTCGGTTTGGAGGTGAGGATTGCGAGTATTACAACAAGAACAGCGAATTGTGGATTCAGCCAAAGGAGTTTTTGAGGGGAGGGCAGATTAGCGGGATCAATACGGAATGCTTGGCCGAGCTTGTTGAGCGAGAATTTCATTCCAAAGAGGGCAGGAAGCTCAGGGTTGAGGGAAAGGACGATGCGAAGAAGCGTATTGGGCGGTCGCCAGACATTGCCGATTCTGTTCTGATGCTTGTGGAAAAGGCAATTTCCATTGGTGCTTTCAGGTCTGAGGAGAAAAAGAAGGTTAGGGGAATGATTGATAAAGGGTGGAGGAAACAGATGCAAAAGCGGTGTTTAAGCACCAGATTTGGGACAAGTTTATTCGCTTCTGGAGGAAAAAGATGGTAGGGTTAGCAAATTTAGTATTGACGAAGTGTTTGTTTGGGCGGATTGTCTGCCCGGATTCAACCAATCCACACAATCTATGAGTGATTTTTTTGGAGCAAGTGCCGCAGAACTTGACGGCTTGACCAGCCTTGATGAAAAGACCGGAAAACCCGAAACCAAGTGGAGATTGAAAGACCCCCATGCTGGCAGGGCCATCTTCACGCAGCTAAAACTGGAGGATGAGGACAGCGCCTACAAACGAATGCTGGTCCAGCGATCGATGGACTTTTTCCCTCCACATGATCCTGTTGAATTGGCAAACAAAGGACAAGAGGGCAAGTTCAACATTACGACTGGCGAGGCGGCGGCAATCAAAAATGATGCCGTCGTTTCTTATTTGGACCTGTATGTGAGCTTGCCTAGCTTGGTGGATATGAAGCTAAACCCGGAAATTGATCCAGAAATGGCTAATTCTTGGGCTGAAATCATGGGTGAGGAATTTACCAAGATGGATCGCGCTGATGACGGGGCGTTGGTAAAACACCTTCTTCTTGCTGACACCTATGTTACTCATGGCGTTGCGGTGGCGTTCTTTGATGACCAAACCACAATGAGGTATTCCGTAGGGGGACTGGACAAGTTCAAGTTTCCACGAAAGAGCGGGCTTGTTTCAAAAGACATTCCATTTACGGCGGCTTCTGGTAGTTACAATGTAACCGATCTGTATGCAAAGATGGATTCTCCAGGCTGGAACAATGACGCTATCAAAAACGCCATCCAGTCCGCTCAGGCATTGACTCGCGGGACCACCGTTGGCGATTTTGAGTGGGAGGAACTTCAGCGAGAAATCAAGAGTAATTCATTGTATTACGACATTACAATGCGCCCAATTGAGGTGATTCATTGCTGGGTCAGGGAATTTGACCAGAGTGTTTCATACTATGTCTTTTTGAAAGACAATGAGGTTGGACATAATGCCGGAAAGAGTGATGAGTTCCTTTTTGAAGGACACAATTACTATGACAGCATGAGCCAAGCGTTTCAGTTGTTTGCCTTTGGAGTTGGGAACAGCGCGGCTCTTTACACAATTAGGGGTATTGGTTTCCTGATTTTCCAGATTTGCAATGGCATTGATGTTCTTCACTGCAAGATGATGGACAATGCTGTTGTAGGTTCTTCTCTTTTAGTCGAGACTAACTTGACGGATGATGCTCAAGACATGCAGCTTATTGATTCTGGCGCTTTGCTTGTAATGCCGCCAGGCATGAAGGTCGCGGAAAGGCCGAGTGCTCCTGATTTGAGTAAGACGATGATTCCGGCTTTGCAGCAATGCAGGGCTGTTTTGAATCGGACTGCTGGTGGTCAGGCACCCGGAGACATGATGATGAATCCCGGTAGTGATCGCCGCACCAAACTAGAGGTAAGCTCACAGCTTGATTACATCAACAAGCTCAATTCGTTTGCCATTCACTTGTTCTACGGTCCCTATGACAATCTGCTCAGGGAGAGGGTTCGCCGGGCTTTCACAGTTACGCAGGAGCGAGAGGAAGACCGTAAAGCTGTTGAGGAAATGAAGCAGCGGTGTATTGATCGCGGCGTTCCAGAAGAAGCATTCAAGCAAATTGACCTTGGTTCAGTCAAGGCGGTTCGTGTCATTGGCAATGGCTCTAGGGCAAGCCGAATCATGCTTTACGAGCAAATGCGCGGCATGTATTCGGCATGGGATGATGTTGGCAGGAAGAACTTTGACTTTGACATCCTTGTTGAGCTTGCTGGAGTTGACAAGGCTTTGCGCTATGCTGGCAAACCTTCAGAAAAGCGTGAGCCTTATGATTACCAGATTGCCAATCTTGAAAACTTTGAGCTTCTTGAGGGTGACTACATGGACCCTGTTGATTCAGAAAACAAGATGACTCATTTAAGGGTCCATCTTGAAGAAATCATGAACAGCATGAATGGACTGGAAACTGGTGAAGTTGACTTCATGCAGTGGACAATGGAATACCAGATGCTTTATCGTCATATTGTCGCCACACTTGAAATGACTACCGTTCATGAGGTCATTCAGGAAGAGTTGAACAAATACAACCAGATGGCACAGCAGGTCGGAGAGGCGATCAACAATGGGCTTAGGATGATCCAGAAGGCTCAAGCCAAAGGTGAGCTTCCCGGTCAAGAACAGCAGCAGGCAGAAGGCGGCGAACAGGCGAATCCTGAAGCTGAAGCCAAAATGAAGGAAAAGCAAACTGAGACACAAATGAAGCTCAAGGAGAAGGAGCTTCTGTTCCAGCAGCAGATGCAGCAGGAAATGGCAAAGCACATTGCCAGACTTAGGATGATTGACGAGGTTGGAAAACAGAAACAGGCTTTGGCAACACAGCAAGCCATGTCTGCCATGATTGCAAAGGATGCAGAACTTCAGAGGGAGATGCAGCGTCAGAGGCAATAAGTTAGTCTCAACTAAACAATATGACACTAAGCGAATTTGATAAACAGGAACTAATCAGTCTTCTTTCTACAAAATCATTCAGAAGGTGCGTTAATGCAGCTTTGTTGCGTTTGGAGGCTGTTGCTCCAAGCAAGACCATTGAGGAAAGCGCCATGTCATATCACTATCTCAGGGGAGCTAGAGATTTGGTAAACCAGATGGACATTTTGATTGGAAAAGAAAAAGACGAAACAGCAATCCAACCAAGGAGACTTAACCGATAAACAAAGAACAACATGAGCAAGCGACAAGCAACAATTGAGCCATCAGCCGAAGTGGCGGAAATACTAGGAAAAGAAGTGGATACATCCATCATGGCTCCTGTGGACTATGGTGATCCCAACTTTGATTTCCTGAAGAATCTGGAGGCAATTGGAGACCCAATTGAACAGGAGACTCCTGGCGAGCCCGTAAAGGCCCCCACAAAGCCCGTAGAGCCGCTTGAAGATCCTGCCCCTGACAAGGCCAAGGAAACGCCTGCCGAGCCAGAGAAAGGCGCTCCTGACGCTGAAGAATACCTAATCGAAGAAAAGTTCTTTGGAGACGAGCCAGACAACCCGGAACCTGAAGTCAAGACGGATGCCGATTTTGACAAGGAAACGGAAGACATGACCAAGGGAATGTCTGTTGATGCTGGGAAAAGATTCAAGGAACTACGGGCCGAACTGAAGGAGACAAAGAAAAAGGTTTCCGAGTTAGTCGCGCCTAACGAGGTTGCGGCCAAAGATGCGGCGCTGAAAGAAAAGGAAGCCGAAATTGAATCCCTACGGAAGACTGTTGATGAACTGTCGTCTGTTTCTCCCCGTCTAAGGATGGAAGCAAGCGAAGCCTATAAAACCGCTGTATTGGCTCCTGTCGTAAAGATCTTTGAACAGGTTGATGAGATGGCTGCTTCCTACGAAATTGAGCCTGAAAACCTGAAAAACATTCTGAAAGCTCCAGATCGTAAGTCCCAGAATGAACTGATCGCAGAACACCTACGGCATTTTTCTGAATTGGACCGTCAGGACTTTTATGGCATGATTCGTGAATTCAACGGGCTACGGGACAAGCGGGCGGAAATGCTCAGCAAGGCTGGCGAAGAGGTTGAAAAGCTTGATGCAGCTAGGCAAAAAGAACAGGAACAGGCAATTGAAGAACACAAAAAAGTGGTCCAAGAGCTTCAATCTGGTCTGTGGAGCAAATACAAGGACAAGATTCCAGGCTTGCTTGATGACAAAGGTGATGAAACCGAAGACTTCAAGAAGCTCTACGCTGAAGCCAAAAGGATTGATTTCTCCAAAGCTAGGGGCAAGGATCAGGCGTTTGCGGCATTCGCTGGAACTCTTTTCCCATTCGTCGCAAAGCAGTTAGTCGCGGCTAACCGTAAAATTGCAGAGCTTGAAGGCGGATTGAAGAAGTCAGTCAACGGAAAACCAGCAGCCTCACAATCTGTCACAAGTGATTCATCTTCAACACCATCAGCAAATTCATTCATGGACGGATTAATGATTTTGTAAAAAAAATCAGGTTTTCTGAAAATAGTTGTTGACTTTGTAAGCGGTTCGGGGTTTGATCTCCCCGAGCCGTTTACTGTTTAGGCTTCCAAAAAGAAACAGGCGTTGCTCGGACGAGTCCGTTCTATAAGCACAGGTGGCCATTTCCTTGGCCAGAAACTCTTTTCTCAACCTTGCCCTAATCAGGGTGCAATAGAACTACTTTTATGGCTAATGACTATAGCGCGTTTCAGGACTACCTGACTCAGAATGCAACGCAAATCCACCCGATGATTACTCAGGTAATCAACGATCAACCAACTGCTTGGGATGCTCTTGGAAACACTGAATTCTGGACTGATGAAATGTCCGCAATTCAAAAGACCTGGCAGTTTGATCGTCCAATGTTACTTAATGGAAAAGATCCCGTCGATTGGGCTGACATGCACTCAGATGTTACATTGGATGCAACTTCTGATAATGAAGCACAGCATGTTGATGGAACAACCGGATTTATTCCTCCTGCTGATGATGCGTTCTTTGGTCAAACTCTTCGTGCGTTTAATCTTCAAGCAAAAGCTCTTTGGGGACCGCCTCTTGATGTTGAGCAGCTTCGCAACAAAATGAAGCGTGCAGAACAAATTCAGAAGAGCGTCACTGCTCTTGCTAATTTGATTCATGAATACAAAGTTGAACGCAAGCGTAGTGAGTATTATCGTATTGCTGCAACAAAAGTTGTTTGTGGTGATACATACGATTTCACGCCAGCATCTTCGCCAACTACTGCATTCCCGTATCCTGCTATGGCTACTGCCAATCGTTCAATTTTGACAAAGCCGTTTTTGGACATGGGATATGAAGCTGAGAATTTGCAGGGTGGAGCTAAAAATGCTCTTGGCATGGTTCAGGGTCGTCCTGTCTATTCGATGATTACCAGTGCTCGCCAAGCAAGTCGCATTGCCACTGTCGATAAGGAAATTCGTGAAGACTTCCGCGTTAATGACATCAAAGCTCACTTGCTTGCCCCTATGGGTGTTAAGTTCAGTTATGGTGGGTTCACATACCTTTCTGATGATCGTGTGAAGCGCTGGAATTTCAAGTTCTTTACAAATGCTACCGCAGGTGCTGGAGAAAGTTCAGATGATTATGAAAATAAGTCCATTGTCTCAATTACTAGAGAAACTGGAAATAAGACGGCAATTTTGACTTTGAGTGCTCGCCCAGCCGCTGGACGATTTTATCCAGGAACTCAGATTACCCCGGCTTCGGGAAATAATCAGGTTGCCTTGGAAGTTGTTCAATGCACCAATA